GATGATATCAACGAACAATTTAAAAAAATAGCTAAGCAAATAGGAAAAGATGAGAATGATTTGAGCAAGCAAAATGGATCTAATTTTAGATTAGATCTCTCCACTGGAAGAGTTACTAGTATGAATGATACTCAATTCGCAAAAGCTATTGCAAAATATTTTGAATCTCAAATGAGACCAATACTTCCAGCTATAAAAAGTAAATTTAAAAAATTAGTTCGTTCTAAAGATTTAGAAACCAAAGAAGATAAGTTTAATTCAATGAAAGCAAAAGCCAGCAGAGAAAGAATCGAAAGGCAAAAACAAGGAAAATATATTGGAAGAAATCAATACAAAATGCTTGAACAAGTAAATTATTTTCCATATTAAAATTTTGGGACTACATAATGTAGTCCCCATTTTTTATTTATAAAATTCTTCTTTGTATTTACTCATTTCATCTATAAATTTTTTAAAATCTGTTGACTTATATCCATATTCTTTGAAGGCAGCTAATAAATCATTTTTTCCAACTATTTTTTTATTCTTATCAAGATATTCCATAAGAATAGAAGTAAACTCTATATATTTATTTCTTTGTTCACCAATATAATTATGATTAATTATATAAAGAAATGTTTGTTCCAAATTCTCAAAAAATAAATCGTAATTTACTTCCTCTTGAGAGGAAATATCAAAACAAAGATCAACATCTGTAGTAGTCCTATGCCGATAATTTTTAAATGTATAATTAAGTAAATGTCTCTTACAAATTAAACTAAACAAGTCAAAAGTGCTTCCTTTATTAGGAACATAATTTGGAAGATATTTCCACATAGCGGAAAGTGCTTCCGCCTGCAAATCATCTAATGGTTCAAATCTCCAATACCTATACTTATTAATTATAGCATTTGCAATTAAAAGCAAATTTCCCATTATTTGTTTCTCTATATTTTTAGGTGTTTTACTTCTATCTATTGCAACTCTTTTTCCTTTTTCGTCAGTTCCATAAACTATAAAAGGTTGATACTTATTTACTATCAGATCTTTTACCAATTCTTCATCAAAATAATTCTTTTTTTTGCTAGCGTTTTTAGCTAAATCTTCCAAAATAACATTTTTAGAATCTTCCTCTTCTTCCGGAGGAGTCTCATCAAAAGAATCATCTAATGTTTCTTCAAAATTCTCTTCCTCTTCCAAATAAGCTTCATCTTCGTATTCATCTATATAATCCATAATTTATCTCCATAAAAAATTTCCCTAATTTGACTATATAAGTTAAGGAGTTTAAAAAATCAAATTAGGGATTGGCTAAAAGTATATTTATATTATATCAAATTTATTTTATTTTGTCAAATTATTTTCTTTTTACTTCATAATTTCTAAATTCTATAATCCTTTGATTCACCCTATCTATAGAAAATTTAGTAGTTACAATTTCATTATCTATAAGTATAGTTGAAGTAAGTAAATCTGAATTTAATCTTTTTGAGAATCTTACTCCCACACTATCATCCTTATTATAACCGAAATAAATTTCTACAAATATCTTTGACTTCTTATCAATGATAGCTTGTAACTCCTGAAATTTTTGGTTGCAGCATAGAGTAACTACCTCTACACAGAAATCATCAAAAACTTTGTCTCCATTTACTTCTTTCTTAGAAAGAATATCTATTACATCCTCAAAAGACTGAATATTGTCTTTTTCTAAATCATTCAAAACCACTTCGCCGGACATTTTTCTTTCGACTTTATCTTCGGTATCTTCTTCTGTAACCACTGAAGCAACTCCTAATTCTTGCGGGGAAGGAGCATTAGTTACTGGCGAAGCATTAATATCAGGAGAAGTTGGTTCAGCTAAAGCTGACTGACTTGGCTCTGCTGGCACTGTTTCTGGCTGTTGAACTGGTTGTTGGGGAACCTCTTGATTTGACTGTTTCTCCGTGGTCTCTTCTTGCGCCTTGATTAAGTTCATATCTATTTCATAAATTATTTTTAATTGTTTTCTTATATGTTGTTCAACCAGCATTTCTTTATCAAACAAATCCTTAAACTTCATTTCTCATCTCCTCAGAAATATCTGAAAGTTTATTAATAAAATAGTTTAAATCCTGAATAGATGGAAAGAAAACTTCATTTCCTATCTTTAGCGTTTTATTAACAACATCATATTTAATAACAAGTTCCTTATTATTAAAAATTAATTTTTCTATTTTCATCTTTTCCTCTCATATTTTCTACATCTATCGTATATTGTCTTTGACAATTTCTTTATATTCTGAACACAATTTAATTCATGATTATAAGTTTTACATATATGTTCAAACAGTGCTGAGTAAAAATTAGGATTATCAGCTCTATTCCCAGAGGGATAATAAATTTTATACCAATCATCTACATACTTATATACAACACTCCAATCTTTTTCATCTTCCTCTGTTATTTCATTAAAGTTATTATTTAAATACCATTTTTTCAAATCTGCAAATCTAAACGAAGTCTTAAAGAAAAGCGAAAGTCTGGGAACGATTTTATCAAGTAAATTATTTGCTTTACAATATTCAAATATAAACGCTATAAGTTTTTTATTTTCATCACTAAGAGAATTATATTTATTTATTTCAAATTTATTAAATTGATATGGGACACCATAATAACCTTCATACTCTTTCTGATATTCAATAAGAGGTGAATTTTCCTCATTATCTTCTATTACAATCTCTTGCTCAACAATTTTTTGTTCTATGTAGGACTGCTTCTTTTTCTCAAGAATATCTGAAAGCTCTTGGAGCTTATTCTCCAAGGGAGAAAGATCATAGCTAATTCCAGCAGTCTCATACTTGCCATCTTCATTCTGTTTTTTTAAAACTGAAAAATTAAGTAATCCCTTTTCCTTAAGGGAATTTCTTCTTCTTGAAAGAGTCCTAGAAGAAACAGAATTATCCAGTTCTTCATCATGAATCGAAACGCAAGTTTTATTCCTAAGTATTTTTAGGATAAAAACCAACTCTCCTTCTGTAATTCCAAGCTCATCCTGAAAATCCAATAAAATATTTGATACCATTACAAAACCATTTCTCTGAATATAGTTCTTAACAACCGAAGAATATACTTCTGCCATTTCTAGCTCCTTATATATTTATATTATAACTTATTTTTTTAAATAAGTCAATACGGAAAATAATCAACTTCTTCCATGAAAGAATTTGCATCGAAATTTCCAATATCTGTAACTAACTTTGCTTTATCAGATAAGAACTTTACCTTTTTTACATAATTTTGTAAATCACTTTTTATAATTAAATTATCTTTAATATTTAAGACTCCAGTAAGTTTTTCTGGAAGCCTATTTGTATATTTTATATGATTATTTGATATATCCAAATCGCCACAAATTCCATCTTTGAATTTTAAACCATCTATTGAGTTAAGACGGTTATGGGAGAAATTAAACCTACAACCTTTTTCAAAAACTGAATTTCTTAATCCCATTAAACTTTCCAAACTACAGTACATGGCTAACATTTCAAAATTATAAAATTCTCCTGCCGGAAAACCTTTTAAGTTTTTTAAATTTTCATTTCCATATATATTTATATAAACTAATTTTTCTGGTAGTCCTTCTAAACTTGTTAATTTTCCTTCCTTACAATCAATCCAACTTATATAATTCGGGCAACCAATAAAATTCTTTAAATTGGTATCTGTTATAGTGAGTTTCTTTTGTGTTCCTAATCCTTCTTTTCCGTTAAGAACTTTTAAACTTCCTATGTTACTTCCTTGAACTTGAATATAAAATGGTTTTATCGTAATAGAAAAATCATTAATTTTCTTATTATCAACTTGATTATTTACATTATAATAATCTTTTTTTATTTTGTCGAGATTATTTTTATCAATTTTTTGCCAAGTTTTACCTTCATCTTTTGTAATTGCAATTGGAAGTATTGAAGTGTAATCGTATGCTAACAAGCAATCACCATCATATTTTCCATTATAAATTACTCCTTTTACATTTCCTAAAACGCCATTACTTTCCAAAGCTTCTGAAAAATCTGCATGATTTCTTGGAAAATGTCCATCTGGGAATACTTTATTAAGATTGAATTTATTTATTTGCTCTTTAATAAAAGTTTCTTTTTTTGCATTTGGATTGATTTTTTTATATTGATCAAAATCAAAAAAGAAAAAATTATGGAGACCTTTTACTGCACATTTCATAATATAGTCGCCATAAGTTTTCTTCATATTATTGCCTTGCTTTTTGTTCGTATTTAATTGAGAGTTCATATTAAATGTTGAATAAAATCCTTTATCATGATTTAAAAAATCAATATGATTTTTATTTGAATATGTTCTATCAATTAATGTTTTTACTTTATCATAATTTCCACTAAATCTATGAAATACAGTTGCAGTATTTCCATAGATTTCTTCATTTAAAATGTTATCAAAAAAATTTTTTAGGTTCATACTTTTAACTTATCTTATAGCTGAGGAAATTTCCTCAGCTTCTAGCTATATTAAATAGTATTACTTTAGAGCAGACAATTTTGTCATTTTAGAAACACATTTTTGTCTTGTCGGTTAAAGAGTAAAGTTAAATAGTATGATAGTACCAGAGAATTTTTTAAATAAATTTATTAGAAATACATTGATGGAGGAGGTTCATCTTCCTCATGGAACTAAATCTGCAAAAGTAATTACTCATGTTGATCTGGATGGAGTAGTTAGTGCAATTAGTTTGGTTCAGCAGCTTCAGAAACAAGGAATTCCAAAAGAAAGGATTACTATTGAATTTGCCCAGTATGGTGACTTAGATAAAAAAGGAAGGGAATTTACTAAGATGTTTAAGGGTAAGAAATCTCAGTGGGTAGGAGTTACTGATTTTGCTAAATTGCCAAAAGGCAAACCTTGGGAAGTATTTAATAAAATTATGGATTTCAAAGGTAAACCGGATGAATTGATTAATTTACTTACTAAATATGATTTTTCGAAAACAACTGAGAAACATTTTAAAGATAGGTTTAAGAAGATGTTCAATTTTAAAGAGAGTAAATGGACTGACAGTAATCTTAATGATATGTATGATTGTTGTGTAGCTTATTCTATTCTTAAGAAAGAGAAAGCAAAGAAATCTCAGTTTATAAAAGATTATGATAATGATTTCCAGCCAATCACACAGGCCAATTATAAGACTTATCAGATTAAGTTGGTAAATCCTGATTTCGTAAGTGATCACCATTCTAATGAGGTTAATGACAGAGGAAACAAAGCTCTTTCAAAAGGACAGACTGGGGAGATAGCTACTGGTTCTGATTCTGAGGCTGAGTTTTTTGCAAATAAGTATGCTCCTGGAATGTGGAGTCAGGAAGATTTAAAGGCCGTATCAGTTTGTGATGCCGCTAAGTATACAGAAGATGAGCTTAAGAATACTATATTTCTTCAGAAGCAGTTCTCAGGACCAAACAAAAAGAGAAATCTTGCATCTTTAGTGAGCTTGCTTTATGACGTTCTTTGTAAGAAAGATGATAAAGTCTGCAAGTGGATAATTCTTAACTCTGGAACTAATCTTGTTTCTCTTTATACTACTATTAAGAGAGCTATCCATTTGAATGGTGAAAGACTTAGGATGCTTGAAGCTGTTAAGAATGGTGATTTTAAAACTGGTCAGGAAATAGCAAACGCTCTTCCTAAAATTCTTAATAAGCACTGGACTGATAAGGATTCTAAAACTTATAAGAATAGGGAGGGTAGAGAAATAAGATCAACCATGACTCTTGATAGATATAGAAATAAGGATTTGGAAGATTTGGAAGATGCTAAGACTGGCTATGCAAGCCAGAGCGATAAGGATAAACTTGCCAAAGCAAAAGAAGAGCTAGCTAACGCAAAAGCAGACGCTAAAGCCAGAAAAGTAGTTCAAAAAAATGATCCAAAAGTTATTTCAGCTGATAAAGTTTATAAAGATTTAAAGGCAATGATCGAATCTAGAAAAGGAAAACTTTCGCAGTATTGGAATTTTACAATTTTTGACGGAAGCGATAAAAAGAAACAGTATAGTAGATATTTGGCTTCCCTCTATTCTATGAAAGGGGCTAGAACTCCATTCACTCTTAGATGGTGGGGAGGAGATTCATTTTTCCAAATTTCTGTAAATCCAATTTATAAAGCAGCTGCTAAGAAATTGGGTAAAAATGAAGTGGTTGATTTCTCTAATGTAAACAGACATGTAATTTCAGATGTTTGCAAACATTTGAGAGAGAAAGGAATTTCAGATTTCAACATCAAGAGAATTGAAGATGAAATGTATGAAAAGAATGGTGGGCATAAAGGCGGAATTTGGAGTTTTAGTGGTTTTGATTTAATTAAAGCTCCTTCAAAAGAAGCTGGAAGTTATTGGGATGATAGAGAAAAAGTAAATAGAGCAAACGATATTATTCAGAAGAAGACTGGTAAAAAAGCCTGGAGCAATAATGATAAATTAAATAATGCTAAGCAGCTTATTCCTAATATAGCAAATAGATATGAGAATACAGAAAATACTGTTATGAATAAATATAATGAAATTAGGCATGAAGCTTATCGTTATGCTATGTCTAGAGCTATTTATTGGACTAATACACTCTATCCAGTAATTTCTGGGACGGAAAAAGATTTAGCTAATAACGATGAGAGGTTTGAAGCTAATTTGTAAATAAATAGAGCCACCATTTTTGTGGCTCTATAGGAAGGTAAAAATGGCAGAAGAGATAAGAAATATAGTAATTAATTCGAATACGCTTAAAAACATAATAGCTGAAGTAGTAAAAAGATTGAAGAGTGAATATGATTCTTTAAGCAATACTTTAGCATCCACAAGAAATAAGTTGGATATACTTGATAGTGAGGTTAATGATAGAGTAATAGAAGAATTAACAAAAGTAATTAATGGAGCCGATGCAGATTTTGATACTTTAAAAGAAATAGGTGATTGGATTAAATCAGATACCACAGGTGCTGCAAAGATGCAATCAGATATTTTGGATAATAAAAACTCAGTTTCTAATTTGGAAGAAAATAAAGCTGATAAAGGCGATTATGAAATAACAAAAAAATTTGTTACTGATGTTGATTTAGATATAGGGGTTTTACAGCCTGAATTTGAAGCAACTGCTGAAGCTCCAGAAATTAAATTTGATCAAACGGTTTTAATGGATGTAAAAAGTGTTGTTGATGATAGCGAAGGAGTTCTAACATTTGACGGTGAAATTAATGAAGAAAATGATAGAAAATTAGTTCTAACTGGAAGAATAGTTGGGCTAAAAATTAATAATACAATTACACAGCCTGAATTTGTGGCAAGTAATGCTAAGTTTGATAGAGTTAGAGATGCTAATGTAGTTTCTGAATCTAATGAAGTAAGGTTTACTCTTTATCATACTATTGCGGAAAATTGTTTGGAAATGAGTAGTGGTTTTGTAACGCCTATTATAACAAATACAATTACACAGCCAGAATATTCTATAGAGTCAATACCACAAACTTTAAGATTAAGGAGAACTGTAGATGTTGGATTGAATATATCACACGTGGTTGAAAAAGAAAAACCAGTTGTTAGATTGTAAGTTAAAACTATAAGGAGAATTTTTTATGGGTACACCAATTAGTTCAATAGAATTCCCTGGAAGCGCAGAGGAATATTTACTTAGAGATCATAGATGTGTAGATACAGAAACTGGAGGAGCTACTTCAAATGATTATGGATTTGTAAAACTTCCTGTAGGTACTTCGTTGGATTCTAATGGAAGAATGAATTTTGATAATATTATTGGAGTTGCAAGTCCTACAAAGTTTGGGCTTGTTAAGACTGGATTTACAGAGACTAGGCAAAGAGTTCCACTTTCTGTAGATGAAAATGGAAATGCTTATGTAGAATTAGGACAAGTAATAGAATCAATGTCTACTTCTGGAGTCTCTTATCCACATGGAAACAATAGATGGATGACTTTTGATTTTACAAATCCAAATCATCGTTCTCTAAAAATTAAAAAAGGAACAAAAATAAGACTTGATATTTATGATAATGGTAAAATAGAATCTAGATGGTATATTGCAGATGAAGACAAATACTATGATTTTTCAGCAGATATAAATAAATTTACAAATAAAGTAGGAGCTAATTTTTATGTATATTTGGTCCCGGATGGAGAAGAGGATGTAAAGCTTGTTATTAGCCAAAATTCTACTTATCCTAATGATGTTGATATATTGTATACTGCTAATAATACTCGTAAAATTGGACAATTTCACACTCTTTGTGTAACGGTTGGGATTACTCAGTTTTCTTTAATCGCAGCTGCTCATGGTAGTGTAGCAACTGGGCAAAAATATTTGGTAAAGGATTATCATCCAGACGATGAGGATGGTTTTTATAATTTTTATAATAAAACAGTAACTAGTCTTATATCAAATGTAAAAGCTGATATACTTCGTGTGGGTCACCCACTTGCTGGATTTAATGCAGGAGATATACTTCCTGAATCTGTATGGTGTTTGTCATTTAGACCAAAAGCTAATCCAGCTGGAATGGTATATGATGTAAATACAGATGAAGCATATGATATATATTTGCAAAGTGGAACTGGTAGATTGACTGCTTCTGAATATAATAAAACTCATACTGTAAATAGAGAGCAACAGAATCATGAAGATGATATGTTACAAGTAAGTAAGAGATTACTTGGAGATTACGAGTTTGCAAGTTGTGCTGCTGGAAGCAATGAAGGAACAAATATTTATGGCTCAGAAGATGTTGGAGTAGTTGGTGGCCATAGCGATACTTCTGGTCAGCGTATGATTTCATTTATAGGCTGTGAAGAGTGTTGTGGATATTTATACCAATGGAGCGAATATGTAAGTTCTGGTTATCAGGATGGTCATGAAAATACTGTATATGATGGGTTGGGATATTTTGGTCAGACTCATAATGTTATATTGGCTTTGTTATTTGGGGGCGGCTGGAGTAACGGTTCCTTTTGCGGTTCGCGGTATCGCTTCTTCTGTTCGTTTTATCCGCGGTCTATCGTGGCTCCGTATCTCGGCGGTCGTGGGGTGTGCGGGGTCCTCCGCTTTTAAGTGGGGTTCGTAGGTTCCGCCATGTTCCGAATGTTCCGGAGCTTCCGAATACGTTCCGAAACCCGGAAGTCGAAATGGCCGCCTAAAGACGTTCGCAAAGCGAACGTCTTAGCCATTTCGACTTTTTTAAATTTTGTAAGTTAATATTAAAAATTAATTTGTTGGATTTCCCACTTCTGAATATAGAAGAAGTAATAGGTTGTAAAGTTGGCTTTGTTATTTGGGGGCAACTGGAATAACGGTTCCATTTGCGGTTCACGGTATCGCAAATTCTGTTCGAATAATACGCGGTCTAACGTGAATCCGAATATCGGCGGTCGTGGGGTGATATGGAGTTTTTTAAAATGCTTTAACTCCTGAAAGCTAAGTAGTGTGAGGACTCCAGCTGAATCTATTACTTTGGCGGAACGCCAAAATACGAAAAGGAGAGGCAGTTAAATTGGTAGTTATTTAATAATGACATTTAACTGCCTAGATTTTTATAAAGGTAAATAATATGAAGACGATAAGAGATGAATTATTTTCTAAAGTTTATGATATGGATAATTTAAAATTGGCTTATCATGATTCAGCTTTAGGAAGATCAAAAATGAATGGAATAAAGAAATTTAAAAAGAACGAAGAAGAGAATTTGCTTACAATTCAAAAATCTCTTATAGAGCATACTTTTAAAACATCAAGATATGTTTCTAAAGTAATTCATGAACCAAAAGAAAGAATAATTTATATTCTTCCTTATAATCCAGATAGGATAGTTCAGCATGCTTTAATGAATATACTCGTTCCTTACTTTGAGAAGTTTTTTATTTATGATAGTTATGCTTGCGTAGAAGGAAAAGGACAGTTAAAGGCTTCACAAAGAACTATGAAAGCTGTTAGAAGGAATAAATATTGTTTAAAGTGTGATATTCATCATTTTTATCCAAGCATTAATCAATTTATTTTGTTTGATATGCTTAAGAATAAATTTAAAGATGAAAATCTTCTTTATTTAATTAAAGATATAGTGTTTAGTTTTCCAGGAGGGAAGAATGTACCAATCGGTAATTATACATCACAATGGTTTGGAAATTATTATTTAACAAAATTAGATAATTATGTAAAACAGGAATTGCATATACATGATTATATAAGGTATTGCGACGATTTCCTTCTTTTCTCTGATGATAAAAAATATCTTCATGAATGTAGAAATAAAATAGAGAAATTTATAAATAATGAGTTAAAGCTTTCTTATTCAAAAGCAGATTTATTTAATACTAAACAAGGAATAGATTTTTGTGGATATAGACATTTTGATAATTATGTGTTGGTTAGAAAATCTACTGCCAAAAGGGAAATGAAGAAGATAAAGAAAATATCAGAAGCAATTGATAATAATTTAATAAGAAAAAATACACTTCAACAAATTGATAGTATTTATGGATGGATTAAGCATGCTAATTCATATAATTTAAGAGAAAAGATGGAGATAGATGATGTTAGAAGAAAACTCATTGCCAAACTTTAATTCTCTTTATGAATTAAAAAACAAAGGGAGTTTTAAAGAAGAATATTCTGATTATAAGAGAATAAAGATTACTAAACTAAATGGACAAAAAGTAAGAGTTGATGATTTTAAAATCATCAACTCAAAGATTAATAAAATTGATAAATCCGCATATATATTTGTAACGACAAATAATGATGAAAAATATTTAATAATAACTTCCAGTGGGATTATTATAGAAGAATTACAAACAATAGAGAATAAAGGAATTAAATCGTTTATAGGAATTATTTGTACTGATAATAAATATTATACATTTAAATAAAGGGTGGAAAAATTCCACCCTTTTAATTATTTTATGTTAAAAAGTTCTTTAACGGCATCTCTATTTGAAATATCGTTACTTGTCTGAGGTGTTTCTACTGTTTCTTCCTCAGTTTCTTCATAACATCCACCACAACAATCATCTAGAATTTCTTTTAAAAGTCTAGCATGATTTTTCTCTTCATTTCCAATATCTTTAAGAATGCCTTTATATTTGTCTGGAGCTTTTTCAGCCATTTCAAAATATTTGTTCTCATCAGATATTTCTTCTTTAATCCAGTCTTTGAGTTCTTTAAGCATTTGGAGCTCCTACTTTAGGCATAATTGTTCCAGGAGTTGGTTGATTACTATCGGAACTAATATAATTATAGATAGTATCTATATCATTAGTATTAAGTCTAATTTCATCTCCTTCGGGTAGAAGGAATGGAACCTTTGGAATACAAAGAGAAATATTTCCCATCTCATTTGCTGTATCTTTAAGAACAGATATAAGGGTTGAAAGATCATACATTCCATCTTTCTCAATAATTAAAGTTTTAGCTATTGGATTATTGAGAAATGAATCTACGATTCCCTCATTCTTCTTAAGAACGTTTTTAGCAAGTAGAACTATCAATTTAGATGAAGTAGCACCTACTGCCTGAGACATATCATTCTCTATGAACTTAATTATTCCATTAATTATGTTGTGTTTTGAAACCATAAAAATACCTCCTTTAGAATGGAGATGATGTAAATATTTACATCATCTCCTAATTACTCAATTAATTACCAGTTCCAGAGGAAGCGGGTGTTGAAGTAGCAGTCAGTGGAGCTGGCTCAACTACAACTGAACCCCAACCAGGAGCGATGTTAGCATTAGGAACAAATCTCCTTGAAATGCTAAGGGCATCATCAACCTGTCTCTGCATAAAGCCAAGATTGGCTTGCTGAGCGGCGTTCCAAGCAGTTTGCTGTCCGAACTGAGCCTGGACTCCAACCATAGCTCTGTCTGTGTACTGTTGTGATTTAAGTAAAGTAATTTCGTTGTCCTTATTATTGGCAAGCTGAATAAGCCCCATTTCATAACGGGTTACTGGCCTATCTCCATCAGAAGCGGGAGCATTAGTTGGTTTTACACCAAGAATTCCAGCAAGACCACCAGCAGAAGCTATACCACCCAAGGCAGTACCAATAATACCAGTTGTTAAGGCAGCATTAGCCTTAGCGTTTGATGCGTATTCCATAAAATATATACCTCCTGATAAGGATGCGATTATCCTTATACATTATTATCTTATCACTATCTCAAAAAAGTCAAATTAAGAAAATTCTTTCTGACACTTTGTAAGTTAATAGTATTGGAGGAAAAGTTATGAAAGGAATGCCTATGTATTTTAATACAAAAGAAGATTATATAAATTGTTTAAAGCTTTACCCAGAGGAAACAAAACAAGCTCTTAGAGTACTTATGAATGGACGTTTTACTTGGGTTAGAGATAAGAAATTAAATAATGAAAATGAGGGGCTTAATGATGAAGAACATTATGTTCTTGTAACTTCCGAAGGTGAACATGGCAAAGAAGAGAAAGCTATTTATCAAATGAAAAGAGTTGAAGATAAACATTCCAAATTTTTTGATCTTGGTTTTACAGTTGCAGAAGTAAATAAGTTAATAAAATAATAGGAGAAAAAATGAGTACGCCAATTAATTCAATAATCTTTCCTGGAAGTCCAGAGAAATACCTTTTGAGAGACCATAGAGCTACCACTTCAGAAAGTGGTGCAGCTAATATAAATGAATTTGGATTTATAAAAGTAGGTTATCAAGGCAACACACAAAATGTTCCAGTAACCCTTGATGAAAATGGAAATGCTTATGTAGAACTATCAAATACAATTAATTCTTTGCCTACTTCTGATGTAAGTTATCTACAGGGAAACAATAGATGGCTTATTTTTGATTTTTCTAATGAAAACAGGAGAGGATTAAAAGTAAAAAAAGGAACTAAAGTAAAGCTTACCATAAAGAGTAATGATCCAGAAATAGAAGATGAAATTAGGTGGCTTAATGCAGAAGAAGATCTCCATTATGATTTCAGTGATGCTATAGAAAATTTTGATACTTTGTATGGTGCTAATGGAACAGATTTTTATGTTTATTTGGTTCCTGATGAAAATAACGGGGTTGATCTTGTAATCAGTATGGATAGTGAATATCCCTCAGATGTAGAAAATGAGAATGTAACTTATACTGCCAATAATACTCGTAAGATTGGACAGTTCCATACTTTGTGCGTAGATGTTGGTGACAATGTAACCGGAATAGTTTCTGTTACTAAAACAAGTGGGAATATAGTTTTACAAAGTTATGTGAACGATAATGATTTTGTAGATTTTACA